TAAAACCGAAACCGTTTTTAAAACCAGCTATGGAAATGGCTATGAAAAAGGTATTTAAAAAAAAGAAAGGAGATTTTTATCATGGATAAACAGTATAGACACGGAGATATTTTGTTAATTAAAATTGATAAATTACCTGATAGCATAAAATTTAAGATTAGAAGAAGCAAGGTAATTTTAAAAGGAGAAGTAACGGGACATGCTCACAGACTAAAAGGAAATGCCAAAATACTAGAAGTGGCCGAAAAAATTGTAAATACTGGCTTTCGTTTACCTAATGGTCTAGAAATAACGGCTGGGCCTTTTACGGTTAGCCCAGTTGATAAACAAATAATCGGCTATGCACTAGTTGGTGCGCCAGCAGAACTAATCCACGAAGAACATAATACTATAACTATTCCTGTTGGAACTTATGAAATTAAACGTCAGCGTGAATACGATTCTGATTATATAAAGTTCGTAGAGGATTAAAGAGAATTTAATGTTCGATAAAAAGGGATGTAATAAGAAATATTATATAGAACATAAGGGATACCTTAATAAACAGCATAAGAAATATTATATCGAGCATAAAGACCAGATAAAAGAATATTCTGACCAATATCGGAAGAATAATCCCGAGAAAGTATGGAAATGGCAACGACAATGGCGTAAGAATAATCCAGAAAGAGCAAGAGAATTGAGTAGCCGATGGGTTAAAAATAATCCTGAAAAACGGAAACAATCTACAAAATTATATTATGAAAATAATCGTGATAAGCATAAACAAAGCATGAAATTATGGTACAAAAAAAATTCTGAAAAGGCAAAAGAGATTAGAAAACGATGGCGTGAAAATAATCCGGAGAAAATAAGAAAAACAAGAAGAAATTGGGAAAGAGATATGAGAAGAACAAATCTAAAATACAATCTTAGTAGAAAAATATGTGATGCAATATATAAATCATTGAAAAGAGGCACTAAAGATAATCATTGGGAAACTCTTGTCGGTTATACCTTAAATGACTTGATTAAGAGATTAAAGAGAACTATGCCAAGAGGTTATAGCTGGCAAGATTATTTTGAAGGAAAGTTACACGTGGACCATATAATACCAATAAGTGCATTTAATTTTGATAAACCCGAACATACCGATTTCAAAAGATGCTGGACATTAAGTAATTTACAATTATTGCCAGCGAAAGAAAATCTCATAAAACACAATAAATTAGAAAAGCCTTTTCAGCCATCTCTAAAATTCTAAATATCGAAAAAAGAAAGGGACAGATATGATACAGAATATATCAGATTCGTTGAGGACTAAAATAAATTCATGGAAAACCGGGGAGAATGTAAGGCATACCGAATGCGGAGACTACTACATACTAGACGAGGCTATAAGCGGGGCATATTTAAGATCATCGCATTTTAATCCTTATGCTATTGAATTATATTTTGAGGTGAAAGAGGAAAGATTATGTAGTTATCATATAGGGATGCCTCCGGTGAATGTGGAAAGTAAAATTCACACCATAATTCTTTTCCCTTGTGGTACGACCCTAAGAATTCTAAATAAGAGGAACTTAGCCGAGATGCTCTCCGAGGATAAAAACTTATTTAGTAACTTTCTGGATATAAGATTAATTCTCGGAGAGAGTTTGAGTTTGGGAAGGGATAGTATTATTACTAATGGATTTAAATATTATCTGGAACGGTATCTCCAGGATATAGAAACGAAGATAAAGCTGGACATGGGTTATCCTATAACATTTGAAGATGTAGAAAAAACAGAAAATCTAGAGTTACGGGAGCAGGCACTAAGGAAGCTCGGCTATGAGAGCTATATAAGAGAAGGATTTGAGATGAATAAAATTCAATATATCATTCTTGGAGATGCAACCTTTCAGTATCCTCCTGATTTTTACGGTAGTATTCCAAGAGGGTATTTTAATGACAGAGAGGATAGAATCATAATCTTAACAGATGGCATAGCATTTTTACAGGTTAAAGATTCTTCAACTGGCAAAAGATATTTTCTTAAAGTGCCTCCTGATATGCGTGGTGTACGAGAGGCGAAAGCATGGACCTTTGGATTAGAAGAGGATGAATATAATCCTACGATAGAAACTTAGGGGAAGCAATAAATGAGAAAACGTAGACCGGTAAGTGATGAAGATTATAATGACATTTTACAATGGCTAAACGAAGAAGTAGATATTAGGACTGAATCACTTAGTGAAAAAGAAATTATAAAAATGAGGAATACTTTTTCATTTCAAAGGTGGCAGTTGAGGAAGGCTTATCGTAAATTTGAGGCAGCTATGAGAGAGACCCGTTTAGGTTCTATATTAATATCGATTATAGAGAAGATCGATAAAATGTTTGAAAAGATATTTTGTTGAGGAGAAAATTAAAGAATGGCAGATGACAAGAAAATCAAAAAAGTGAATGAGATCAAACCGGGACAAATTTTTACTACTGATAACACTCTTACCTATCCGAAGTTAAAACTCCATAAGGGATTTATAAATATGAGGACACAATATATTTATTTATGCAAAGGTGACGTTTTGGCTTGGCCACTATCAGAGATTCAGCTTAGAAAGATTATGAGTAACTGGGGAATGAGCCAGGAAGAATTTGATAAATATAAGGAGGAGTTAATTAAGAGATATGACATTAAAATGTGATTATGAAAAGGCTTGGAAAGAACTTAAAGAAGAATATGGCGAGATAATATTCAAAAGAAGATCAGAGAAGGATTCCGTTTGTCACGATATAGGACTATGTCTACACCTTAATATCTTAATGGATGTCTTTGAAAAGAAACATACCAATATAATAGATATCAGAAGGCGGAGCAATGAAGAAGTAGCTGGGTTTTTTATGAGGAAATATATGAATCTATTTATGAAATATATTAATTTGAAAAATAGATTAAAAAAACTAAGCCAAAAAAGCATGGACGAAAAAATAGAAATTTCTTATTTCAGATATGAACTAAATCAGATCTATCAATCTATTAAAAGAGATATTGAAGAATGTAAATAAAAAAAAGAAAAGGGGATTAAGATGACTAATTTAGAGTATTTAGAAAAGATTAAGGACAAAAATTATCGTAAATTATTAGCAGAGAAAGTTTATCCTTCAGCATTTTTCAATCGCAAGGAAAGGGAATTAATTGCTTTAGAGATTATAGCAGAAGAAGTTTGTTTAATAAGAGGAATGTTAGAAGAAAAATTCCAGATATATCGAATGGGCAATCCTTAAAAAAAGGAGAGAAGATTGAAAAATGAATAATTTTGTGATACTTATATTTTTCTTATTAGGATTTTTGATGGGGGTACTATTTATGGTTATATGGAAGAAAAAGATATTGCCATATGTAATATTTATTTTGGAAGTTTGGGAGCATAGTCATAGACATTCTACTCGTCAAGCCAGAATAAATAAAATTAGGAGAGGAGAATGATTAAATGGATATTAAAGGGATGAATGGTGTTGAGAAATTACATAGGCTGGGGAATAAAAATAGAATAACGGATTATAATCTGCAATGTGTTAATTGCAGAAAAGAACGAAATATAAATTTAGTAGCACATCGAAATGATAAAGAATATATTACCGGATTTGTAGTAGTTTGCAATGATTGTCTTAGATTATTAGAGAAATTGAATAAAACAGTTAAGATGGTTATAGAGAATGAATAATTAAAATTAGAAAGGAACTTGATCAAATGAATAAACAAAGCATAGAGATTCTTAATGCAATAACTAAATATAATGATCTCCATATAGACGATAAACGCTTAGTTATTATTGAGTCAAGAGATACAGGTTTTTCAAGTGGAACAAAGGGACCTTATCTATCATTTGAAGACTTAACATCAGGAGATTTCTTTGAAATTTATAGATACAAAAAAAGCCTAGAGGAAGCGATTAAATGAAATTTAAAGTGGGATATGAAAGGATTGAAGGATTTAGCAGTCCGGTTAAAAAAGCAGAAAAAACTAACGAGTGGGCCTGGCGGGCGCTTTTTGTGGCAGTAGTAATTATGGGAGTTTTGTTTATATTGAAAATATTAGGGAAGATATAAAAATGGAAGTAGCTAAGGGCGGTTACCGCGAAGATCTAAAACAATATTTCAGGTCAAAAATGGAGGCCAACATATGTCGATATTACAGGTATATCGGTGAATCCTATATTTATGAATATAAAGAGTTTGAATTTAAAGATATCAAGCGTGGCCAAAGATATTATAAACCAGATTTTTATTTACCTATTTCGAATTCATGGGTTGAAGTTAAAGGAGGTTATCTCAGATCTCAAGATAAAACCAAGTTGAAAAGATTTAAAAAATATTATCCCGAGGGATTTGCCAAATTAAGATTTATAATTCCTGACAAGTATGCGAGGGATAAGGCCAATGGAGAAATGATTAAATTTTTATGTGAGGATTTGGGAATAGATTTTGAAAAAATAATGAGCTATAAAGAGATAGAGGAATATAGTAAGCTGATTCCCGGGTGGGAATAAAAAGAATAAGAATGGAATGATACTTCTTCTTTGACAGAAATCATTTAATTTGATAAGATTTAATAGATAATAGAATAGAGTAATGCCTTAAAAAGTTAGGTTAATGATCTAAGCTCTTTCGAGGATTATTTAAAAATAATTTGAAAGGGTTTAGATCATTTTTTATTTGAAATGAAATACCCCGAAGATTTTATAAATAAATTAATATGCATTGATTGCCGGGAAGGAATGGAAGACATTCCGGATGGGAGCATAGATTTGATGGTAACGGATCCACCTTATGGATATTCATTCATGGGAAGGGATTGGGATAGGGCTTTAGTAAATGTAGATGCTTGGAAGGAGTGTTTACGAGTGTTAAAACCGGGAGCCTTCGCTTTTATTATGTGTGCTCCCAGACAAGATGTATTAAGCAGACAGATAATTAATTTAGAGGAAGCGGGATTTATGATAAATTTTACCCCTATCTTTTGGGCCATGGCTAGTGGATTCCCGAAGGCGCAGAATTGTGCCAAGGTGATTCTGAAGAAGTTTTTACAAGTGTCTTTGCAAGATGTGTTCCGTTTCCCTGATAAAGATGGAGGTTCTCGATCTGATTTCCATTGCCGTTTTTGTGGTGGACTACTTCAGAGCGGGCTAGTAATCTTCCGAGATATTTCGCCATTACAAGACGATGCTCTAAAATATAACCATCTTTCCTCGCCATCGGTAGATATTCAGGCGGACAGCGAACATAAATATAAGGCTTCTTATGCCTTGTTATCTTTCCACCACGCCACGCAGGATTTGAAGCCCCTTGCATCTTGGCAGACAATTGTTTCTTCCGTTCTTCAGTCCAAGCCCGATGACTGGCTTCCCCAGTTTTCTGCCGATAATTGGGGTTTAAGCGATAAGTTTCCTTTGTTACACGGCTTCGGTCAGCGTGATAGCATTTTAGGGAACAATAATGACGAATGTGGGGGCGGGATTTCCGTTCAACCCAAGCCCGATAAGTTTGAAAAGACTGATGGCAATATTCACAAATCAACTCAATCATACATATATTATAATAAATATTGCCCTGACTGTCAAAGGCAAATGTCCAGAGAATACACTAAATTAGTTGGAGCATTTTCAGGTTTCCAACCTAAACCAGCTATCGAAGTGATACTTGTGGTAATGAAGCCATTATCGGAGAAAACTTATGTAGACCAAGCCCTAAAGAATGGAAAGGGGATTACGTGGTTGGATGAGGGGAGAATACCGTATAAGGGCAGTAATGATTTTGATGTTGGCCATCACAATAAACAATTATCTGAAAATGTTAAATATAAAAAAACTTGTTTTGGGTCTACTTTTGGATATGGGTTACTAAATTCAAATATTAAAAAAGGGAGATTTCCTGCCAATCTTTTAGTGAGCGATGATGTGCTGAATGATGGAATTATAAGAAAAGGAAAATGGGGTATTAGTAAAAAAAATAATTTTGATAGTTATTTTTATGATGATGGTAGAAGAAGCGAAAGATGTAATCAATTTATAGGCAATTCTGGCTCATTCTCCCGCTATTTTGACCTCGATAAATGGTGGGATACAAGGAATAGAAAATTGTCTAATCAGCCTTGTTTTATTTGTGGATATATTGAAAAACACGGAAATTATATAGATGCTGACGGAAGGACTTATTGTGATGAATGTCTAGTTTCTGGTGATTATTTAGATGTTCCAAAACTCAATATAAAACAGTTGCCTAAGTCAGTACAGAAAACTTATCCCTATCTTATAGTGCCCAAGGCAAGGAAGTCTGAAAAGAACAAGGGATGTGAGAGATTAGAGGAAAAAGTAAGAGCCGACATAAATAAAATGATGGGAGAAGCAGGGAATTTCAAGACTGGAAGTGGAAATGTAAGGACTATTAAATTTAAAAACCATCATCCTACCGTAAAACCAATCAAACTAATGAGCTATCTAATTATTTTAGGAAGCCGTCCGAATGATATTATTCTTGATCCCTTTGTAGGAAGCGGGACGACTTGTATTGCAGCTAAAATGCTAAAGAGAAAATATATTGGGATTGATAATGACAAGGAATACGTAGAGATTGCGCAGTGCAGAGTAGGAGTGGTAGAACCGGTTTTGATTTAGAAGAAGCAAGGAGAATTGATAATATGAAAATAAAAGATGTACCAATAGAAGATCTTAATCCTTCAGAATATAATCCGCGGGCTCTGACTGAAAAAGAATACAAAGATTTAAAGGAAAGCTTAAAGAGATTTGATTTCGTAGAACCGATAGTGGTCAATTCTGCAGAAAATAGAAAAAATATAGTTATCGGTGGACACCAGAGATTATTAGTAGCAAAGGAAATGGGCTATAAAACAATACCGGTTAATTATGTGAAAATTACTAAATTAGAAAAAGAGCAGGAATTAAATTTAAGACTGAATAAAAATTTAGGGCATTTTGATTATGATTTGCTGGCCAATTACGATGAAGAAATGCTGGTAGATGTTGGATTTAGCAGAGAAGAATTAGATGATGTTTTCGGTTTGAATGTTGATGAAGAGTTCGATGTTGATAAAGAATTAGAGAAGTTGCTTAAGGGAGGGATCAGGAGAGTTAAGGATGATGACTTATGGCAATTGGGGGAACATAAATTAGTTATTGGAGATTGCACTAATAGAAATGAATGGGATAAATTGTTTGGAAAAGAAAAATTCGATTTTATGTTTACGGATCCACCTTATAAATTAGCATACGTGAAAGATCTAAAAAAGAGAAAAACTAAATCAGGATTTGGATATAAACAAAGGAGAAGATATTTAGGCGTAGATAAAAAAGGTGGGATTCCAGAATATGATGAATGGTTATCCATAGCAAAAGAATTTCAAGATCCAAATGGAGCTAGCATAATGATCTTCGAAAATTGGAGTAATACTGCAAAACTATGGATTGCAATGAAAAAATACTGGAAAATGAGAAATATGATTATTTGGTGGTTACCAAATAGGAGCCAAGGATATGGCAGAAAAAGGCAATTTTATCAAAAGTATGACGTAGCTCCTTTGGCTACAGAAGGGGATATAATTTTGAATCAGGAATATGAAGAGGAGTTAGATAACTACATCAAGGAAAAAGGACAGAAATTTTTAGACACTTATGAAATCATTCTTTATGGACAGCAAGGAAAAAGTTACTGGGATAGAAGAAAAAAAACAATATGGGCTAAAATAACGGATCACATAACACATCCAGCAGAAACTTCGAAATCTGGTCAAAGTTTAATTTTTGGTACTAAGCCGGTTTCTATTTTAGTTCCTTATATTAAGATATTATCTCCTCGAGATGGAATAATAGCCGAACCGTTCGCTGGGTCAGGATCAACACTTATAGCAAGCGAGATTATGAATAGGAAATGTCGAGCGATAGAAATAGAACCGATATACGGGGAAGTTATTTTATTAAGATATGAGAAATTTACCGGGAAGAAAGCAGTGAAGATAAATAAATGAATAAAAGAGAAACAGCAAAAAATCTGACAAATCTGACAAGAAATCGACAAAAAGAAGATTTTTTAGAATCACTTACCGGCGGGGTGTCCATAAGTGATGCTTGTAAAGCAGTAAATTTAAGCCGGGATACTATTTGGAGATGGCGAAAAAAATATATAGGCTTCGATAATAAAATATTATCAATTATCGATAGCCGGACCCAGACTGTAGAAGATGCTTTATATGCAAGTGCCTTGAAAGGAAATGTTACTGCCCAGATATTCTGGTTAAAGAATAGAGCTAAAGATAGGTGGTCAGATAGAACTACTCACGAGGTATCGTTGGAACTTACTTTTGCTAACTTAATGAAAGCGAAAAAAGAGCAGGAGAAAGAAACAAAGACTAGCAGGATCCTATTCAGATGAGGCGGTTAAATTGAGATTAAGCCAGAGGGAAATAGACATCCTAAGCAGTTATGAAGGCGACTGGAATAAGTTCGCTAGAGAAGGTTTGGGAGTAAGACTCGACCGGAAGCAGAGAAGAATTTTAGAATCAATGCAAATACATAGGAGGACATCGGTTAGATCAGGGCATGCAGCAGGAAAGGACTACGTAGCTGCTGTAGGTTCTTTATGTTTTTTGTATCTGAATATTCCCTCCAAGGTTATCAATACGGCACCTACAGATAGACAAGTTATTAGTATTATGATGTCCGAGATAGGCAGAATATATAGAAATGCGAAGATAGATTTAGGAGGAGACTTGTGGACTCATAAAATAACTTTCTCTGAGGATTCAGACTGGTTTTTATTAGGCTTTAAAACAAAAGACAAGAAGCCGGAAGACTGGACCGGGTTTCACTCTCCGAATCTTATGGTAGTAGTCACTGAAGCGAGTGGGATAGACCAAATAACTTTCGACGCTATAGAAGGGATACTTACCGGTAATAGCCGATTAGTTTTGATATTCAACCCGAACAGGACTACCGGAGAGGCCTATCAGAGTACCAGGAGCCCTCTTTATAAAAAGTTCAAAATGAACTGTTTGAATGCTGTAAATGTTAGGGCCAAAAAGATATTAATCCCGGGACAGGTAGATTGGGAGTGGATTGATGAGAAGATCAGGAAGCCGGGCTGGGTAGTGGAGATTAGTGAAGAAGAAGCTAATAAAAAAGATGTCGGTGATTTTAAATGGGAAGGAAAATGGTACCGGCCTAATGATTTATTCTTGGTAAAAGTGATGGGTGAATTTCCCCGGGCTGCCGAAGATACCTTAATTCCTTTAAGCTGGGTGGAGATGGCCAATGATAGATGGCAAGAATTAAAGGGTAAAGGAAAAGGTGCCTTAAAATTAGGAGTCGATGTGGCCGGCATGGGAAGAGATCTTACTGTATTTGCTTTTAGGAGAGGGAACGTTATTGAAAAACTTAAAGTCTATAGCAAACAGGATCATATGGTAACTGTAGGAAAGGCAAAGAATGAATTAATAAAAGATGAAGATATCACCTATATAGATTCATTAGGAGAAGGGGCCGGAGTCTTTTCAAGATTGATAGAACAGAAAGTTAATGCGGTGGGAGTTAAGGCCTCGGAATCAGCGAAAGGCTTAACTGACCTAACCGAGCAGAGAACCTTTGCCAATATGAGGGCCTATTTATACTGGGCTTTAAGAGATGCTTTAGATCCGGCATTTGATGAAAAATTGGCCTTACCCCCTCTTGATGAGCTAACTCAGGATTTAACCGAGGTGCATTGGAGCACCAGGAGTAACGGAGATATCATCATCGAAGAGAAGGATAAAATAAAAAAAAGATTGGGTCGGTCCCCGGACTACGGAGATGCGGTGGCTAACACCTGCTCAGGAAAGAAAAAACATAAACAGGCAGAGGCATTCGTTTAATATCTGATTAAGTGAGGTGAAAAGAGATATGACCGAAGAAATAAAGAAAAAAAAGCAGGCTGAGGTTCACGTTACCCTTACCAAAGGGCAGCAATTTATACAGACGAGTAAAGGGGTCTATCCTATATCAATTCTTAAGAAGCATGAAATCAAAAAGACTTCAAAGCAGATTAAGGAAGAAGAACAATTTGGAATTAATGAATTAGTTGCTCCCCCCAATTCCCCTAATAGTCTGCTTCAATT